GCTCTCTACTGCTGGCGCAGAAGGTTCAGTAGTAATTTCGAAACTTTAATGAAGTAATGATATGAAAAGAAATTCAGGATTAATAGGACTAAAACGAATTGCTAGCAGAACTTCTCCAGGTGATGCAAGGCTAGCAGATTTGCATGACCAACATATGGCTAAGTTGTCTGATAGTTGGCCGGAAACTAAAGCTATTACTTCTATAAGTTTTACTACTGCTATGTTACAGAATTCAACCTATACTGTAACTGTGAATGGCGTAGGTTGGGATGCGGGCACTGAAACTTTATATTGGACTTTAGACTTAAGCAATTATGGTACAAACGCATTATCAACTGACTTTGCTTCTACATCTGGCTCATTCACTATGGCAACAGATGGAACCGGTTCATTTAATATTTTAACTAACTTTACTGCAAATCGATATCATACTAATATTTCTCGATATTTTCGTATTCTAATTCGAAGAGGTAGCACATCTGGTGAAATTGTATATTATAGTACTAACGCATACATTGCCGGTTTTACTGTAACTTCTACAGCAGGGCTTCCCACATCTACTAATGAAGATGCATTAAACGATATTTCTTATCATCAATTTAGTGCTGTTGGAACTCGTACAGCTGGAAGATTGGGATGGATATATGGAAACAATTTTGTTTTAACTGCTATTAGCGGTTGTTTGTTAGAACAAGGTATTGGCCTGCAAGGAGCAGACTATTACTATAAAGGATTTTCTACAAATAAAAGTAATGGTAGCACCGGATATATGGAGTTTACTGTAAGAGGTTGGAACTCTGTAGATATTGTTGGATCTATTCAATCTGACTCTGAAAACGGCTTTGACGATTGTAGAATTTTAAAAAATGGTGTATTACAATATGAAGTAAATGGTCCAGATACCGATGCTGGCTCTACTGCAACCTTTACTTTAAGTAATTGTACTCACAATGACGTAATTCGATTTGAATATTATAAAGATGGTTCTGTAAGTAGATATAGTGATGAAGGAAGATTGCTTTACCTATATGCAACTAATGGTAGTGGCGTTGTGTCAGGTGTTGCCGATGCTTCAGATATTGGAGCCGAAGTAGCTAACGCTCCGGGTAATTATTATAGTGTTTCTAATATTACGAATGCTTTCTCTGATACTTTTTATCCAGTCAAAGATTATACTACAGAAGGAACAGAATTATGGTATGCGCAAGGTGTTGCTCAAAATTTAACGACAAATAAGTGGCATCAAGTTTGGCAAGATCAAATGACAATTAATGATACTTCTGCCACACCAGTTGTTACAATATCAGAATCGACTACTTCTATTACTGAAAATGACGGCGTTGGAGTAACTTTTACAATACAGGATACCGCCAATCCAACAGGTAGTGACATTTATTACTATGCCATAACTGGTACTGGAATTACAGCAGCAGATTTTACAGACAATGCTTTAACTGGAACTATTAGTATGACTGATGTTGGATCTTATAGACAAGGTACTATTAATAAACAAGCAGTTGCAGAAAATAGCGCAGAAGGAGAAAGCTTTCAACTTGAAGTTCGAACAGGAAGTACTTCCGGCACTTTACATGCAACAAGTCAAAGTGTATCTATTGTAGATGCAATTGTAACAACAAAAAATTTATATTTAAATTTTTATGAAAGTAGATATGGCGGATCTATAGGTACAATTAATATTTATTTAGTAGATGCTTCCACTGGTGCTCTTGTTTCTGGTTCCCTTTATAACGCGTCTGGTTCAGTTTCAACTTCATGGTATAATAGACAAACCACTACTTATGCCGCAAATGCTGGAGACACATTGAGATGGGCTATTGTTCATTTAGCCGGTTCAAGCTATACAGGTGATTATGCTGTAGATCTTATAAGATATTATAAAGACGGTGCACTGCAATGGACAGAAAATTGGGCTAACACTAATGGTGACGTAGGTCAATGGGTCTATGGATCGACAGCTGGAAGCACAAGTTCTTCTTCAACTGCTTTTGCAAACCAAGGAAATGTTATTCTTAGTACTGGTACAGGTAATGGTAAGTGGAATATTGATTCTGGATCAACTCCTTCGAGTAGTACTGGTCCGACCGGCGCATATTCAGGAACTTACTATGCTTACACGGAAACGAGCAGTTACTTTAGCCAATATCATTGGATGTTCTCACCTTCATTTACAGTTTAGAGGAATTAAAAATGCTATATTCGTTTAATGGTCAATATCCAGGACCTCTACCAAATAGAATACGTTTATCAGATGGGTCAACTCGCACTGACCCAGAAAATTTTACTGCTGAAATGATTGAAGACGCAGGATATTACGAAGTAGAAGATCCACCGCAAATAACAGCAACTCAAAAATATATTTGGGATCCTACACAAGCACGATCGTATTTTATAGTAGTAGATTTAACTCAAGAAGAATTAGATCAGTTAAAAGAACAACATCTAGAAGAAATAAGAATTGAAAAAAATAAAATATTATCAGCGTATTACAAAATTAAATTAGATGAAATTGAAAAAAACGAAGAAGATTTTTTATATGATATGGATGAACTTAACACATATATTACTGCAATAGAATCTATTGAAGATACTTACAATCAAGAAACTGGTCAGGTAGAATGGCCTATGCGGCCAACAGAACTAGATGAGTTAGTAAACGTTTCGGGTTAAAAAATATAAATAAAATAAAGCTAATAGTCATAGGAGACGAAGATGGCAATTAAAATTTCAGGCACAACTGTTATTGATGATAACAGAGACATTGTTAACGTAGTAGACGTTACAGCAGCAAATTCAGTAACGGCCGAAGTCGTTTCATCCAACACAGCAAGTATTAATACACTTACTTCAGACGTAAGCGTAAGTGGTGATATTAAAGCTACAGTATATAACAACACATATGTAGACCTAGGCGTTCCATCAGGTAACACTGTAACTATTGATTGCTCAACTGGAAACATGTTTGAGTCAACACCAAACACTGACGTAAGCTTTGAGTTTTCAAATGTACCGGCAGCAGGTAATGGATACGGCTGTATTTTAAAAGTAACAGTAAGTGGTACAATCACATTGGGTTGGGCTAATAGCGTTGTTTGGGATGCTGGTACTCCACCAGACGCTCCAGCTGACGGTGAAACCGACGTCTATACATTTGTTACCGATGATGGTGGAACTGTTTGGTATGGCTTCCATTCTGGAGACGCAATGGCATGATTTTAGATACAATTGGAGGACTCTCGGCGCGAGGCCGCAGACGTAGACAAGGTGCTATAGCCTCAGGTAATCCTATAGTAGAAGATTTATTTAGTGTAAATCTTCATAAAGGAAATGCTAGTCAGCAAACCATTGTTAATAATATTGGCTTAACTCCTTATGGAGATGATTGGACGTTTAGCAGTACCCCAGCTACAAATAATTATGGTTATTATACTAAGTATGTAGTTCCACCCGGTGTTACTAGTCTTTCTATGGTAGGCATTGGAGGCGGCGGTGGAGCCTTACAGGACGATGGCGCAAGTAGTAGTTATGCTGGTCATGGTGGCGATCTTAGATATACTAATAATATTCCCGTATCTGAAGGAGATATTTTTGATGTTGAGTTTGTGCGCGGAAATACTTATAATGGTTGGTGCGTACGCGTAAAAGATCCTTCTGGAAATATCGTACTTGCAGCTGCTGGAGGTAATTGCTCTTACTTAGGCACAAGTCCATATATTTCAAATGTTGGAGATGGTGGTGGAGATGGTGGCTTAGGACAATCCGGTGGATACTATGGTACTGCTGGTGGTGGTGCCGGCGGCTATAGCGGTGGTGGTGGTAATGCTGGAGTTGGTGGAGGAGGTAATGGATCAGGCGGCGGTGGTGGTGGCGGCGATGGTCCAGTACAAACTATTCAAGGAACTACGCCATCGCCAACATATGGTGGATCTGGTGGTAATACCGCGTTAAATGGACAGGGTACGAATGGCGCCGGTGGTACAGATCCTGGAGGATCTGGTGGAACTGGTTCATCTGATAACGGCGGTAATGCATACGGCGGTGGAGCTGGAATTAACGCTACTCAAGGTACCGGCGGCAGTGTTCAAGATAAAGAAGGCAGAGATGCTGGCGTACGTATTATTGGTAACATTGGCACGCAAGTTCGAACCTTTCCCTCGACTAATGTTGGAGCTGATACGTCTACGATTGGCTTAGGTTCAGATAATGATGGATTAGTATGGATTAAAGATAGAGACGATGGTAGCGCCCCTACTTATACTGGTAAAAGCCATTTTTTATATGATACAATAAGAGGGAATCGTCAATCTTTAAGTACAGATACTAATACAGCTGAGACAACTAAATCTAATGGTTTATTGAATTTTAAACCATACGGATTTGAAATTAGTACAGAACATAATGTTAGTAATAAAAACTATGTATCATGGACATTTAAAAAGCAACCTAAGTTTTTTGACATAGTTGAATATACTGGAGATGGAACTACAACCAAAACTGTTCCACATAATCTTGGTACACAGCCTGGCATGGTAATTTGGAAATGCACATCTGATACTGATACCAATTGGACTGTTTGGCATAGAAATATAGGATTGGCTGGAGGCGGTGCTGGTTCGTATGCTCAGGCTTATCAAAGACTGAGTGGACAATTTACGTCCAATGGTTTAGGGGATTATGGTAATAGTTTAATTCCTACAGCAACAGAACTTCGAGTACCTATTCATCAGAACTCAAATAATCCACAAGATAGTGTTAACGTTAACGGTAGACAATACGTTGCTTACGTATTTGCGCACAACGAAAATGATGGAGAGTTTGGAGTTAATAAAGATCAAGATATTATTAAGTGTGGCAATTATTATGGTGCAGGAACTGGTACTAGTATTTTCCCTATAGTAAAAGCAGATCTTGGCTTTGAGCCACAATTTGTAATGATAAAATGTTTAGACGATAATACGGCTTGGATTTTAATGGACAGTACGAGAGGACTTCCTGCTAATAGAACCGGAGGAGATGAGCCATATACATATACACTGCGTGCAAATCGAAATGAAATTGAAGATCAGGATGGATCTGCTTTTATTGCTCCAGAAGCAGATGGATTTAGCGTATTTTCCCAAAATAATGAAGTAGGCGGTGGTAATAAAAGATATATTTACATGGCTATTAGGAGACCAATGGCAACTCCAACTAGCGCAGAAGAAGTGTTTGATGTTACTTATAAAGGTGAATACGGTAGCGCTGTTCCAACATGGGATACAAAATTTGTTACAGATTTTGGCGTTGCTAGAGCAGTTAACATTAATGATCAATGGAATACAAGTCATAGATTACTTCAAGGTGGATATTTGAAATTAAATAGTGCAGATGAAATGCTAGTGAATAGCGCAGATACTGAGTTTAGGTTTGATTTTGAAAATGGCTGGGGTAGTACTGCCAGTGGCGGAACCGATACAAACAGAATATCTTGGAATTGGAAACGTGCTCCAGGTTTCTTTGATACTGTTATGTATAATGGAAATGGTAACGCTTCTAAATTTATTGAGCATGGTCTTAGCGTTGTACCAGAAATGATGTGGATTAAAAAAACTAGAAATGGTGATGGTTTTCAAACTCCAAGCTTAGATCAGGTAGACGGAGATTGGATAGTTTATCATCAAGACATAACGCGAAGAAGATACGTGAGACTTAATCATAATAGCCCTAAATCAGCTATAGATGATACATTTTTTCCAACAGATCCAACTTCTACTCGTTTTTATGTAGGATCTAATAATCAGGTAAATGGAAATACTAGCCCATTTATGGCTCTTTTATTTGCTACATTACCTGGAATATCTAAGGTTGGTAGTTATATTGGTAACGGTGGAAACGTTGCTACTAATGGCACATCTCAAACTATAGATTGTGGATTCACTACTGGCGCAAGATTTGTTCTTATCAAAGATGTTGATAGTTCGGGTTTAGGTGGAAGTGGTGAAAGATGGTATTGGTTAGATACAAAACGTGGAATTGTTTCCGGAAATGATCCATTTTTAAGTACAGATGGCTCCGACGCGCAAATTCAAGATCAGGATATTGTTGATCCGGATCCAAGTGGATTTATAGTTAATCAAGAATCAAATAGAAATTTAAACGTAACTGGAACTCAATATATCTTCTATGCAATTGCATAACTACAAATAATATCGAATCAAGCGGCTTCGGCCGCTTTTTTCTTTTTATAAATAGAATAAAGATATGCTATAACATAGAGGTTTAATATGGCCCAACCGACCACAAGAGCCGAGTTTAAAGAATGGTGCTTACGTAAACTCGGAAAACCAGTAATCGAAATTAATGTAGACCAAGATCAAGTAGATGATCGTATTGACGAAGCACTTTCGTATTACTGGGACTATCACTTTGATGGTACAGAGCGTACGTTCTTTAAGCATCAACTTACCGCAGATGATATGACGAATAAGTATATCACCGTTCCTGAGAATATTATTGGTGTTATTAATATATTCGACATTGGTGATGCTTTGTCAACTAATAACTTATTTAATATTCGTTATCAATTTGCGCTTAACGAAATTTACGATCTTTCAAATTATAACTTAAGCAACTATTATCTTGCCATGCAACATATTCAATTTCTTGAAGAATTGCTAGTAGGTAAACAACCTATTCGTTATAATAGACATGTTAATAAATTACACATTGACATGGACTGGGCAAAGGTAGAAGAAGGTCACTATATTATTGCAGAAGCATATCAAGTCGTAGATCCAAATACTTATGCCGATGTATGGAAAGATCGTTGGTTACAGAATTATGCTACTGCTAAGATTAAATACCAGTGGGGTTCAAACTTAACTAAGTTTGAAGGTATGCAACTTCCAGGTGGTGTGCAATTTAATGGTATGCAAATCTTGCAAGATTCACAAACCGAAATAGAAAAGCTCGAAGAAGATATGATTACTTCTTATAGCTTACCCGTTATGGACATGATTGGATGATAAATGGCGAAGAATTTTTACTTCGAAAACTATTCAAATTCTATGGAGCAAAACCTCATTGAGGATTTGATCATTGAGTCTATTAAGATTTATGGAATCGAGGTGTATTACATGCCTCGTACGCTAGGTGCCGTAGATGATTTACTTAATGAAGACGATTTATCACAATTTAAAGATGCATTCCTTGTTGAAATGTATATTAAGAATATTGATGGATTCGAAGGAGAAGGTGACTTCCTATCTAAATTTGGTTTACAAATACGCGACAGTATGACACTTACAGTAGCTAATCGTACATTTGACGCCGAAGTAAATTATTATAGCACAGAGATTCGTCCTAACGAAGGTGATGTAATTTACTTCCCATTAAATCGTAAAATGTTTGAAGTACAACACGTAGAGCATGAAGCTATCTTCTATCAAATGGGTGCACTACAAACATACGATTTAAGAGTTGAATTGTTTGAATATTCAGGTGAAAGATTCAATACTGGCATTGACGAAATTGATAAGAGATATGAAGCCTATGTTCCAACT